GCATTATTTGGAGTAGCTTTTGATTCATAAAGTATACCTCTGCCATTATTTCCCCAATTAGACCCCCAAGAATTGGCAATAATAACACCGAATTGTCCATTTTGATAAGTTAACTCTAAAGCAGTAACTAAATGTCCCCACCAGCTTAAGCCAATAGCTACTGGAATGTTTAATAAAAGACATGTAGCTAAATGATTAAAAGAGTTAGGAGGAATATCCCACCATTCTGTAATTCTATATTTTTTTCTTTCTTCATTATTTTCTGGTGTATTATATCTACTATCAATAGCGGTACAAGGCCATTTAGAAGAAGGGACAATTCCTCGTTCTACTATAAATCTTACAGCTTCTGTTCCCCACCCACCTACATTTCTAAAGTTTTTAATAATAGCAGCACCTGAAGCAATAGATAAATCTACATATCTACCACCTTGAGCAACCTTAATTACTTCTGTAATATACGTAGGAGAAGCAAACCAGCAATATTTAGTTCTTTGTTGGTTTTTAACTGGTATTTTATAGTAATCACAAATATGAGTTAAACCGCATTTATTTTTTTCAATGAATTCAATACGATTCCTCCATTCTGACCTTGGAATAAGTGGAATATCAAATGGGGCAGCAAAAGATAATGATCCATATGGTTCTTTAGAATAATCTCTAGGAATTAAACCGGTTCCATTTATTTTAGCTTCAATTATCAGCTTAGCAGGATCTAGTATTGGATACATTATTCGTATTTCTTTATTAGTGTAATAGTTTCATATACATTGGATGGAGGAGGACCGCTATATCCATCTTTACCATTAGAAATAAATAACCAAGGTTCACCAGATCTTGGCATTTTCATTAGTTCTTTCCATAAAGATTCTTCATATGTTAGGTCAATATCTTTATCGAAAAATTTATATTTAGCTTTAGCTTTATCTAGATATTCTCTTAATTCAATACTTGTAAAAATAGATAGTTGTTCTTGACTTAATCTTGATCTATCTTCAGTTTCTTCTATAAATAAAACTACAAGATCTTTAGTTTTAATAATTGGACTAGGAACAGGTTTATTATCAGGTGCTATATTAATAGAATTACCTATTAACATACCTCCAATAAAGATGCAGAGAATAAGACTAACGGGTATGAACTTATTCACTTATTTTATCCTTTTCCAATTGTATAAAAGATAAAGCAGCTTCAACAGGTGATTTACCCGAAGAAGCTGCTTCAATAATAAGATCGCTAGAACATTTAGTATCGGTCCATTTTTTTACAGCCTCTATATATAGAATAAAATCTTTGGGGCATTTCTTTTCTGGTGGCCACTCTTTGACTTTTGATGTAAGATTATCTCTAAACCACCATAGTAAAAATCCACCAGATCCAAATAATAGTAATACTATACCAACAATAAGCTGTAAATTCATTTCCGATCCTTAAGTCCAATTAAAAATTAAGCAGGCATTTGAGGGTGATCAACACTAAGGTTGTTCACGTTTCTGTAACTTAGTGTTACAGTTTGATTGGAACCATCTGTTCCACCACCAGATACACTAACACGAGTTAGTTTATTTTTAGTACCAAGATTTAAGAATGTTCCTTCTTCTGTCTTGATACGAATACTTCTATTTGTTAGGTTAGAGCTAGAATTTTCATCTGCTGTAATTGAGTGAACATCAGTTGAGATGAATTCAATTTCAGTAGTAACTTCAGCAGGGACACTTGCATAACGATAATAAGGTCCAAGTCTACCTAATTCATTAATTCCTTGACGACTAACATCCATATTAACTGTAATAGATGTTACGTGAGCACCATATTGATCTCCGGTCTTATCATTAGTACCAGAGCTTGAAATTCCATATACATCTGGGGGTAGAATAGTTGCATCTGTTGCAGCTACTTGACCGTTAGCGTCTAGAGTTACTTCATCTGAAGCCCATATAAAGTTTTGACGACGTTGAACTCCACCAAGTCCAGAAGATGTTGCTAGAGGAACTTCAGTGTTATCAAAAATAGTTCCAGTAAAATCAAATCCAGATGTCTTAACAGATAAGTTGTTACCGACTAAAGAAACACTTTCTGTAAATGTTCCGTCTGCTGTAAAACTATAACTTAGTGAGCTATAATAAAGTCCAGAAGCTTGAATTTCCTTTAGAGGAACACCAGAGGCAGAGTTTGATGTATCTCCAAAAACACTCATTGCTAGTGTACAACGCTGGTTTTGTCGAGCAGCAAAATCTGGACTAGTAACTCCGGGGGTTGCAAGATGATAAATTAAAGCATTACCATCTAAAATCTTTTCTAAAGTAATTTCTACTTCAGGAACGTCTTCTTTAATTTCATAAGCATCAATCATACCAATTTGTAGAATGTCTTCTAGATTGAAACTTAAATCTACACCAGCAGTTTGTAAGCCTCTAATTGGAGTAAAAGTAGTACTACCAAGTGGTGCTAAACCAAAAGCTTGGTGTGCCCAATATATACGATTGTTTGGCATTTAATAATTCCTTGTTAAGTGATAAATATCATTAAAATATACAGTTTTTTTAAATAGATGGTAATATTACCTCTGCTGTCATCTGAACAGGTGTGTAAAATATACCATTTTTAAATTCTTGAGTTGATTGTATGTTTGCTTTTTTCAAATAAGCAACATTATAAAAATAATCCTGAGTTAGTTGATTATATGTATATCCAGTGTTTAAATTACCGCTAATATTTAATGGAAATACGCCAGATTCAGCAACTATTTGAGGATTAAATAAATTAATTGTTTTTTCGTTTTGTTCAGATAAAATATCTGCTAATTTTTTATTGGTGTTTCTATTATTTGATAATATGAAGAAGGAAAGAATAGTGTTAGAATATTGGCCTCCACCAAGTTGATAAGGTGAATAATTTCTGCCAACTACATCATATACTATACATGGAATTTGCGGACCATTATTTATTAAAGTTCCAGAGTTTAAAGAATAATCTTGTCTATCTACTCTAAAATTATCTGCGTCTAATTCATCTAACCAATTGATTTCACTAGAGCTATAAATATTCAACCACTTATAACTATATTCCATTTCAACAATAGAAGACGTTGCAATAGGTGTATCAAAAATAATACGACCATTTGGATAATCTATATTATAATCAGTCGTAAATATTCCATTAACATATACTCCAGAAATACTAACTGGTTGCGTTTCAAATGATATATTTTCTTCCCATACTAAATTATTATGAAAAGTTTTCCATACAGTTCCGTTAGATTTAAATCTATCCTTTATTGGGATTAATCTAGAATATTGACCACCATAATTTCCAGACGTTGGAATAGTAATATTAAAAAATGCTCCAATATTTAAGAAAGATGAATCTAACCAAAATTTCATATTGATATCTAATATTTCAGTATTATTTAAATGAAATATATTTGAGGTTCCTTTAAACATATTTTATTATCGCCTTAGCTATAACTGCGTCTATTTCTAATCCAATACTTTCAAAAGTTCTTGTTATCCAGTTATCTTCCTTACTCCCAGCATATTTAGTTGGCATATGCCAAGAGCCACCGGGTTTCATTACAGCTCTTTTTGATCTACTATTTGCTGAAGGGTGTGAAAAATTTCCGTGTACAATATGATGTTTTACTTGTATTCCTCCTTCAAGCATCCATTTTAACCAAGGTATGTCAGTTGATCCCTCTTTACTAAAGCTAACATATGATGCACCAGGAACATTATATAATTTATCAATAACTGATTCATCTAAATATATAGATAGACCATCTTTATTATGTTTTACTTTTATCTCGTTAACAAGAACACTTAAAATATGATCAACAATAGAAGAAGCCTCAGATTGTACAAGACCAAGTTCCGCCATTAAATCAATACCACTTGTATCATTACCTATTAAAGAATTATATTCTTCTGTAGTTTTAAATTTGAATAATAAAAAATCAGAAACCTCTTTTTGTATACCGCTTGCCATTTTATTGAAATGTTTAGCAAACTCTTCTTGTAGAGCTTTATTAACAGACTTTTCTAATTCTCTATCATTTCTAAATTTAAATATTAGACGCATTATATTACTCTATTTAAAAATGCTATAAAATATCTATTTTTTTTAAATCCGTGTATCTGAGGTTCGCCAAATAATTTGTATTTCAATACTGAATTACTAGCATCACTATTTAAAATAATATATTCACCAGACATAACCTTATCCATATCATTTAAAAATCCAAAAACTTGTACAGATCCGTCTGGAGTATCAACTGAGCCTATTTTTAGCCAGTATTTTTTATCAAAATAAATTCTTAATTTAATTACTTCTGAAGTTTCTTGTTGTTTAAAACCAGATCCACCGCAATATGAACAAGAAAAAGATGTTATAGAGTGTGTTCCTCCATAAACATTATGATTTAAATTACAATCACATGGTATATTTTCATCCTTGTAGTATACTGTACAGTTAACTCCAAAGTCTGATGAAATCATGTCATCAACTATGTCATTATACTTTTCAAAAACCCATGATGGTATTGCCATTGTGAATCTCCTCTGAATTAATTCAGGAGTTTCTTGCTTCATCCTCAACTACCCAAAGGATTTACGTCAAGTCCACAAGCTATCCCCGTAGTTCCTACGGTTCTTTTTCCTTGTAACATACAAGGTTTTTAAAACAATTAATCTACCGAATGAATTCGGAAGTCTTTTTGTTGCTATTTTTATAAATTTCCAATATTTCCATATAATCTATTTTCAACAATAGATCCTATTATTGCTTTACCTGCACCTTTGCCTGACATATATTGCATTTTTGTTTGTTCATATTTATTACAAAGAAAAACCATTCTATCATGGGCCGTTTTTACAGACCCAGAGGTATCAATAGAAGACGGTCCATCTTTTACAGAAATTGCTCCTAATCCATATACTTTAGATTCTGCTCCAGCAATTAAGCAAGACATTTTTAAAACAAGTAAAGATATAAAATCATAATCTTCTGATGGGTCTGGACTAATTGTTTGCCCAGAAATATCAATAGTATAATCGGTATCAAAATCTAATTCAAAAATTAGTAAACGTGCAGTTGTAATAACTAAAGTCTGTAGATTAGTGTCACTATATGTATATGGTTCCGTAATATCATAGATTACTGAACGAACCATTGTTATAATATCATTTAAATATGCCATTATTTATTCTCATCTAATCTTTTTATTATAGAATTTAATAATTCATCATTTCTAATAGTAAGTTCAGAATATTTAACATTTAGAGATTGTAAATCATTATGATGTGATAATTCTGTTTTTAGTTTTTCAATATTAATTGAATTGTCAACTATAGAATTTCTTATTTGTTCCATATCATAACGATATAACATATCATGATTATGTTGATCGTTCATAGTCCGTCTATTAGAACTAGATTCTAATGCTTGAAATCTTAAATCTGTTCTTTCGTCTGACGATTTAATAAAAGTATAACATAAAGTAGAACCCATTCCAACCATGATAATAATAACAGTAATAACAGATATTAAAATATCATATTTTGGCTTGTTTAGTGTTCCAACTTTTTCTGCTATATCTTTCAAAGCAGCAGACACATCTCTAATAGCAACATCTACATGTTGAAATCTTTGTTCGATGTGATTTGTAAAACTATGAAATTCTTGCCTAGTAACATGAATATCATTTTCTTGATTTTTTACCGCCATTTATCTACCTATAAAAAAGGCAAGTTACAACATATGAAGCTGCAACTTGCCAGGTTTATCTAAAAACTAAAACTTAGTAAGATAGCGCAATAACTCTTCGACTATCTAGTACACCAAAGCCAAGTTCTGCTTCACCATAGAAACCAGCCTTACCCCAACGATGTAGTGTATCATCGGCATAAACACTAACTTCTTGCTTAATAGGCATAATAAATGAGTCTCTGTTAGAGAGATCAAGACCAATAGCTAATTCTACGTCGCTTGTTTCAACAGATGCACCAAGTGTATTTTCGAAGTATAGTTGATACTCTTGATCTACACCAAATTCATCCATATCGTGAAGATTGACACCAAAGATTCTTGTTAAACTATTATCAGCAGCTAAGAAGATTTCTCTTCGGGAAATTTCATCAATTTGATCGATATTCCAGTTTCGAATATCTTCAATACCTTCTGGAGACATAGCAACGTCAGTTAGTTTACCTCTACGTAGACTTGAGGCATTACCTCCACCGTTTCTACGCATAGTAGTTTTACCTAGACTAATTAGTCTCTTAGTAAACATACCTGCTGTGGCATCAGCATCATATACTAGAATGTTACGATCTACACCTGCTGCAATTATTGTTTGCCATCCAAGATCATTCATTTTCTTAGTAAATCCATATCGAAATAGCTGCATAGCACGACCAACTAGGTCAATTCTACGATTTCGAGCGTGTTTACGTAACCAGTCAATAGAGTTTGCAATCATAAATGTTGCAATAGTTACATAATCAGATTCAACTTGTCTTTGTGGAATCTTACCATGTCCAGTATGTGTATAAGCAACAAAGTCGTCTTCATCACCCGGGTTAATAAGATCTAAAGGAAATTCTGGAGAAGCTTCTGGTTCAAGAGGCATAGCTTCAAAAATACCCATGCTAACAAGATTGTCACCAGATAGAATAGCTTCACGTAGAGGTAATTCTAGAGCTTGAGCCAGTTGTTCTTGAGCGGCATACGCACGACTTTTATTGTCGTCGCCAGATTCTGCAAGGAATTTCTTTATTGCAGGATTATTTAAAATTTTCACGTTATAAAACTCCTTGTTTATTATAGATTAACACGAACTCGGCAAAAGCCGTCTTCGTTTTTGACTGTTTCAAATCTTCCGATTACTTTATCGGCACCAGTTGTATCAGCATGGTCTGTTGCAACATTACTTGCAGCAATATAACCACTATGACCAACATAAGCTTTACCTCCAGCTACTGGTGTATGACCGGGATAAATCATATCAGTTACTACCCAACCGTTCTTAAGTACAGCAACTTTAGAATTAATCTGAACTTCATCTTTATAGAAGTTGAGATGGGTTTGAGTCAGGTCTTTATTAACAACATCATTAAGAAGTAAGCCGTAAGGCTTAACACCTGAAAGAGTTGAAGTATAAGCTACAGACATACCTGCTTGATCTAGTGCAACACCAGAAGCAGTTGCTGAAGATAGAGAAACAATTCCACCACGTTCAGCAGTTGCACTCATAAAAGTGCTAATATCAGTTAAAACATATTCACGATCTGGCTTAAGTGCCATATTTATACTCCTCGATTATTTCTTAAAAGGTGTGTTAACAATTTCTTTTGCCCAAGAAGCTAAAGCTTGCTGTAGTTCAGCAACGTCGTCATCTTGGTTATTTTCATTTTCTACAACAGTTACTACAGTTTCTGTGTTAGCTGTTGATAAATCAGCAGTTTCATTAGATTCTTCAGATTGTGCAGCTTTTGTTTTTTTGTTTAGTTCAACAATTTCATCAAATTGTTCATCTGATAGATTGTCAAATTTTTCAACAAGTGACATAGCCTTAGCTTCGTCAACTCCAACTTTAACCATCTTTTCTTTACGATCAGACTCTTTCTTAAATTTTTCTGCTTTTTGAACTTTTTCTTGTGCTACAGAAAGATTATCTGTAAGTTCTTTAATACTTTTAGAAGCTTTAGAAACTTCTTCGTCTTTAGTTTCAACTTCAGATTTCAGAGTCTTAACTTCTTCTTGTAGATCAGCAATAGTAAGATTTTGTTTTTCAAGTTGTTTTTCAAGACGTGTTTTTTCAACTTCTTGTGCAGCTTGAACTTTCTGAGCTAGATCTTCACCAAGTTTTTCAATCTTAGCTTCAGCTTTTGTCAAAGCTTCTTTAAGTTGATCAATTTGAACATCTTTAGGGTCCATTATATATTTCTCCGTTTTGTCGGCAATAAAAGCCTTTGTTAAAATTATACTTCGATCATTAGCGGGTTTCTTTACTATACCTTTTCCGCTAAATGTAAAATTCTTTAAATATCGTCCAACAGTATACTTATCCCAAGTACCAGTTCCACCATACCATCTTAAATGCTTAGTTAGGAATGATGTTGCTTCAGATCGTTCTACTATTTTAGAATTACCTTCATCGTCGACTAAAGCATAATCAAATGCTCTAAACAGACATTCCATAGAAACATACCATTCACCTTTAGCTATTTCTTCAATAATTGTATCCATTCTCTCTTGAAGAGCTTCATCTTCCCATTTTTTATATAAAACGGCTGATACAACTAAATCAAATTGATCTAAAGGTTTTTTAATAATATTTCCTTCTTGATCTACTGCTGTACTAGCTAATATTACACCAATAATATCTTTTTCATCATGGTTGTAATTTACTTTTTTTAGTACAGGTGTATCTTTAGCAGCCCATGTTTCATTAGAATCAAAAACATCATCATTTTTATTCCAACCAACACTTACCAAAACAGAATTAAAGTGAAATAAATCCCAATCTTCTGATCCAGCACTGGCTAATAAAGGGTGTTCTAAGTTATTTGGTAACGATAAATTAGCATTAGAAGGTTTAACTTGCACTTCATATGCTATTGACTGATTTAAAATTAGATCGGATAAACCGTCTTTCTTTTCTTGTTCGTATAGTATCATCAATTAATATACATTTTTTTTATTCAAAAATCAATTTAGCGTTTATTAAACATATCTGCAATAGCAGCAGAAGCTTGTTCAACTTCACTTAGAGATGCGTAAACTGTATAACATTCTGTTACACCTTTTTCTTTTTTACTGCTTTGAATTGAAAAATACGGCTTATCTTCACAGTCATATTTAGAAAATGATACAGATGTAACATTCTCTATTTCAATACCATCACGAGTTATTGAATATTCTTTTGTATCACTGTCATAACTTAAATTAAACTTCGCCATTTTCATACCTTACAGCATAAGCACTAGAATTAATCTGTCTTAGCTCTTTAATAGTTGGTTGTCTATCATGTGTAGATTCAAAGACCCTCTTTAAACCTTCAATATATAATAGAATATCGTCATCAAAACTTTTATCTTTTAACTTTTTAGCTAAAGATTTATCTGTTAGTTCTTCATATGGTTTCATACTACATAAGACAGATAGCTTTAAGCTTTCAAAAATATCAGCCTCAGATCTAGTTAAACTTGTTAACTTAGTCTTACCAAGTTCATTTAAATATAATGTTGATAATTTTGATCCTAATTCTTCTTGAATATCATTAGCCCAATTGAACAAAGATATGAAGGAAGAAAGTTGTGCTGTTGACCTACGAGGTTTTTCGTTTCTTATTCTTTTTGAAGAATCCTTAGAGCCAAAAGGTCTACCATCACCACCTGTCTTTTTTTGCATAGTTGGTGAGTTTACATTTTTTGGTGTTAATTTGGTCACACGTTCTAAATTGGTTTCTTCACCATCCTTTTTCTTCTTCAATGTTAAACCAACTTCTGACGGGGCAACTCCACCTTGATTTAAAATAATCTTTTTTAACTCTGCATTAATATTAGGATTATGGTATGGGCTAGATCGCATTGGATTTGTCCCATTTTCAATTTTCTTATGTTCAGATCTAACTCTTAGTTCTTCTAGTTTTGGATCTCTTCCACATAACTGGCGTAATTTTTCAGTTGATATTACGTTTCTATCCCATAAGTCTATTAATATTTTTCTTTCAAGATTTTCATCTGAGAGAACCTTATAATCAAAACTAATAACAGCAGAATGCTTCCATTTTAGCGCTGTTTTTAATACGGAAAACTGTTCTTCCCAAAATCTTTGCAGTATTCTTCTTCCATACTCTAATCTTTCAATTAGTGTTTTCATAGAAACAGAGTTGTTATTTGAGCTTTGTGTATTTTGTCCACCTGTTAAAGAAGGGGGAACACCTAGTCCACTATAAATCTCTTTCATAACCTGATCATATTTATCGCTTTTTAAGAAGTTATAAGCTTTAGAGTCAGATTCTTTAAATGATAACTCTGGACCCCAAATAACATCCATAGTTTCTCCGGTACCTACATTACTGAGAATACTTCTTAATTTATTAATACCGGCTTCTGTTGGATATATATTATGATCAAAAGAACCAAGTGTCCATAATCTGATCTGTGAAATTGCTCCATCTAAAGCTTTATTATCCGCGAGTCTCATTTTTTCTAAAGTAAATAAAGGCTTTAGAATGGAATGAATCATAGGTCTACTCCACTTAAGCCAACTGTCTTTTTTATAATAAAGCATTACTAAAGACTCTTCTTTCAGTGGTATAAAATCTTGACCAAGTAAAATCTTCTTTTGATCTTCTGTAGTTAAATTCATCTTGCCCATAGAATTTATAAGGATTTGCATATCACTACGCATTGAGTGAGTAACCTTAATTCCGTATGTAGGGGTATTTGTAAGAATAGGATTATCACCACCAATTACCTCTATTGAGAGAGGGTTCAATATATTGTAATTGAGTGGAATTCTTTTATTTTTTATTTCTCGTTCTCTAATTTCTGTATCAGCTTTTGACCACTCTCTTTGATTTCTGATGCCAACTTGTCCGTACGTAATGTATATAGGGCAGTTGGCAATACGATACAAAGTATTAGAGATACGCTCAGAAACACTGTTAAAATCAACATATTTCATCCATTCGTTAATAAAAGATTGAATCTTGGGATCTCTATGTTCAACACGTAATCCCTGAACAGTAAAATCCGCCATCATATCTATAACGCTTCTAACTAAGCCATTGTCGTTATAAACTTGATTACAAGTAAATATGCTATCTTGAAGTTTTTTTGGTGGTTCTTCTAGATTTTTATGATAATAATAGTCTGCTGAATTATATTGAGATCTGATAGTTTTTGATCCATCGTAATCATAACTTTCTCTAGATCTTAAATAACCTTGACTAACTCCACCATATGACTCTATAGATTGAGAAACTGTTTTTGAACTAAATATTTCTCTTTTCTCTTTTTCATTTGACCATGTATGGTAATGCATTATTATTGATTCCTATTACAATACTAATGATATATACATTGATTTACAAAAATTTATAGGCTTCAGTCAGAGCTTTTGCATGTAATTGATTACCCTCAAATAACTTACCTTCAGATTTACCTTTTTGAGCAAATCCGCCGTAATTACCTTGAGGAGTGAAAGTAATATCATTACGAAGCTGTCTAATACCCATGTTAGCCATTAGTAATGCAGAATATCTATCTTTGCGCATATTACCTTTTTTGCCACTGGCAATAGTATCTGGAGTGTCCCATCTATCTCTACCGTTATTAGTTCTTGTAACAACAATACTAACTAGTTCTTTTTTTAATTCTTCTATTTCTGTAACACAGTATTCTAAATTATCATAAATGCGATTATAGGCATCATCTAATGAAGAAGAAATAGCAATAGTTAATGGGTCAAAATATGGAAATAACAGATGTTTTCTTTCTAGGTCAAATCTGAGTCCGTGGTTTGCTTCTGATAGCCAATCATAGCTAGAAAAATTACATAATTCTAATATATGTAAACCTTCTAGTAAATCGGTATCTTTATCTTTATTTGTTATTACTGGTAGAATTTTTTGTTCACCCGGGCCAATCATTCTTTCATTCATTAATCCTTCACGAATACTAACTCCACCTCCTTGTGCGTCTAACATAATTCTCTGGCAAGGAAATCTTTTCATTAGATCTCTAATTTTGATTACGCAGTATGCATAGTAGTCATCTTCAGTTGTAAAACCTCCAGCTTTTTCTTCAGTATGTTGTTTTTTGTTAGTTGTCCAGCAGTAAACTACTCTAGCGTGATTATTATGTATTTCTAAAACAACTATAGCAAAATTGTCTCTTTCTGAAGCTGGGTCTATTCCATAAATATATGTTCTATTTTTATCTCCAAATATCTTTGCTTCAAAGTTGATAGATTCATACCCTTCAAGCTCTATGATATTAGTTGGACTAGTTGTACATTTATCAACAATAGATTTCTTAAAAAATCCAGAGGTATCATCAGCAAAGCAACTTCCGTATTCCGACATATAAGTGCCACTATGAATCATAGCTTTAGATCGTGAAACCTGTGCAGCATCCATAAATCCTAATGGTATCAATTTATACGGTATTCTAATTATAGAATAATCGTCTGTATTTAAATTCTCTAATATTTCCTCTCTACTAGATTCAGACTCTTGACATTTTTTAGTTAAATATCTTTCGAGTTTAGCTGGATCTCCATGACTACAAATAATATCGTGTACATCTGACCAATCTTGATAAAATTGTTCATATGTATAACCGGCAGTACCAGACATAACTAGCTGGTTAGGCAAAATATATCCACCTTCTGAATAATGTTCATCTAATTCAATTCCATATTCTTTTGCTAGTTTGATAGACATTTCTTTTTTAGCGTTACCAATAGGATTACTACTAACAGCGGTGAATGGAACCATTACAGTTTCAAAGATCTCTTTTGGAATAGAGTTCTTTTCGTCTACAATAAGATCATTAGCACGTAAACCTCTAATCTTACCGCCGTCATAACCTACTGGAATAGCTACAGATACACTTTGTCCAATTGTACAAGTCCACATTTCTGGAGCCTTACTAAATCCATAGTTTGAACCATAAGATGCTGCTATATCTCTTAATAGGGGAGCGTTATGCCATATACCTTCCATATAATTGAAAATAGCTTTAGATTGACGGAAAGCTGCTCCAGCCAATACCATTTTTCTTTTTGGTAGAAGAGTTAGTCTAAAAAGATTATAAACTGCTAATAGGAATGTATTATGTGTTACTATGTAGTCTTTGGTGATGTATGTATGGTCTGGGGAGTCTACTGATATACATTGCATTTCTTCATATTCATCAACATATTCTGCCGAGATTAAAGAAACATACTTTTTTTTTACTGTAGATTTCTGTTTAATTCTTTCTAGTTTTTTTGGTAGTTTAAATATAGGTTGAGATGTATTTATATAAATTTTAAAACAATGACTTTGAGATTTAAAGCATGATATTCCTAAACTTCTTAATATGTCTATTAAGTCGTCTATAAGTTGTTCACAAGTATTAGTAAATTCTATAGCTCCAGATTGAGTAATAGATCCATGAACATCCATTAATCCTCTTACTATTTCCATACGATCTTCTATTGATGAAGTTTTATATTCTTCAGGAATAAATACATTACTAAGCGAACATCCAAATATATACGGATCTAATAATAAATCCTTTTTATCATATTGTATTGGCTCACATAAAGGTAATTTATATATATAACTATATTTATCGTTAGAATGTTTTCGTGCTATCGTTTTATTAATAAGATCTTTAGTAGATATAGTAATATCTTTATTTTGATATTTCATTACCCATAAGTGGTCTTCACAACAGTCAATTTGTCTTCCATCAGAAAATTTTAATCTACAAACTTGTTTTTTACCTTGTGGAAAAATATCTATAATATTACATAACTTTCCACTTCTAGAATAAATTTTATCTCCAATGGATATATCGCCCATTTTAGTCCAACCTTTATCAGTCAACAATAAATTATTAATTGACTCTGCTTTACCTGCCCCACGGCTTGCGATGAGCATAGGAAATCGTTTATTCCATAACTCTCGTAAAATTAAACATTGAAAAGGAAAAAGATCAATATTTAAAATTTCACTAGCAAAGAATGAAAAATACTCCGGTTGAGTCATAACATAAGTTATCCACTCTTCTGGTTTACTGTTATATTCGGCAGGCCAATCAAGTGGTCTAAACATTTCATCTTCATCAACTCTAATATTCATATATGCTTCAGAAAGAATCTTTTGGATGTCTTCTGGAGATTTATCTTTAAGAAATTTTTTGGATAGCATCTTGTAATATAGTTTCTATTAATTGTGCAGAATATTCACGACTACCAGCGAATATAATTTCTACATCATATATATTTTTTATGTATTCTAATTTATTTAATATCTGTGTGCCGTCCATACGGATATTTCTAACATATTTACCCTTTTTATTTTTTCGGAAAATAATGTGATTTGGTAGTCCACACTTGAAGGGAAAATGTTTGATGTTATCTGGATTAAACTCTAAGAGCAATATTTTTCTTTCATAGTCAAATAGTCTCTTCATCTCTTTTTCAAAAGTATCAAAACCTTTACTTAGATTATTGGCCAACTCAGTTATAGAAGCCTTACGCTCGATTCTGACTGTCTTACTACCTGTTTTCTCTTCATAGTCTAACAGTTCTCTAGCAGTATAATCGCCTTCGTCTAGTTTTATTCTTTCTATTTCAATGAATCCGAAATCTAGTGGTTGTTTTTCTCTTGTATCTATAATAATTTTCATAAATCGTATCCTATGTCTCTCAAACTTTTACCATAATATTTATTTATGAAGTTTTCAAATTGATAAATTGTATTATTACCAACTCCATAAATACTATGAAAAGTGTCGTGACAATTTTTAGTCCTTGTTTTTCCTATTTGAGTTAATTTTTTACCACCACATAGAGTGATTCCATTCTTAACTGTATACCTACCAGATAAATCCCAATTCCAAGCATTTAAATGATGGGCAACTAAATCTTTTTTTGAACCACAACATTGACAAGTATATCTATTCATAGCAAATACTTTTTTACGCCACTCTTTATATTCGTCTGTTAGTATCTCTGGTCTTCCAGGAATTCTTCTCATTTTTTTATTACAAGAGCCACAGTCTTTTGGTAATTTAGTATCATCGTATGTGTGATAAAATTTACCACAAGAGCATTCATAGACATATAGTGTATATCGGCCCTCGATCTTAGTTGTTACCAACTTTAATGAAGAAGAAAAACTACACATTATCTTTTTTGACTGTCTTGCTGTTTAATAGTGGTTGATCTACTTTTCCATCTTCATACTTGTGGTATGCGGATAAGCGGACTTCTTCGTCTAACATGGCTAGTCTCATTTTTTCCATTTTTCTTCCAAGCTCTCTACGTCTTTCTGGATTGGCAACAATTTCTTCAATCCAGTTTATGAAGCTTTCTCTTTTATTATCAATGCGCTTAATACGATCTGCTCTTGTACCCTTTACTTTTTCCAATAGTCTATTCTTTTGATCAATCAAGTCTTTATATTCTCTACCCATAGAGCTTAACGCTTGATTATAACCTAATAGTTGATTTTGAATCATCTTGTAGGTGTCTTCGCTTGTCTTTTTATTTTCAAGTTGAAGCTCAAGATTGCGTATTTCTTCCATTGCTCGTTTTTGATTTATTAAACATCTGTCTGAAAGAATGTCGGCTGTAATGATATCAATTAATTGAATTTCTTCTGTGGGCAAAATATCGTTATCAAACTGCTCAGTGATTTTATCCCAGTGATATAAAAATTTATCTAGCTCTGGTACAGTTAATTTTTGCTGAAGTATTGGCCACCAATCTCGCTCTGTGATAGAATGTTGTTTTACTACAGGTTTGCCCTCAGTTAAACTTGTCTTTAAGTTCAACTTCTTCTCTATGAAACCTTTAATGCTGTATTTGTCGCGATTTAGGTGTTCTGCAATTTCTGGATAAGTTTTGTGTTTAACGTTTTCAATAATATATTGAATTTCAGCTTTAGTTAGCCTACCTTTATTATAACCCATTTAAAATATCCTTTATAAATAGTTTAGTGGAGTCATCTGTATCACAATCAACGCCCATAATTCTTTTTAACTCTTCTACGATAACATCTCGTCTCTGTTTTGACACATAGTGGCCCAATTTTAACTTAAGGTAGTCTTTACGGTATTCTTGTTTAATCTCTTTATCTAACTTCTCGAAAATAAGCTTTTCGTCCATTCTATCTATATCTGTATACATAGGCACTTCTGAGTCAGATAACATCATAATGTCTGAAGTTTGTAATACAGAAATTTTTCTTTCTCTTACTCCTTCAGTACCTAATTTTGTCATTATCAAATTGCGTAGTATGTTTTGAATTGAATGTGATAAGAATTTATCTAGTGGTCGTACTCCGTCCCATTTTTTATAAATAGATAGTCCTGCGATAATAGCTTCTTGATAGATGTCTTCTTTTGTGTAAATATCGAAAACATAGAAGCTACACACATTCTTACACACTTTTTGCAAAATTGCAAAATGATCATTCTGCATCTTTTTCCTTTTCTAATTCTTTAGCTAGAGCTTGTTCCAGTTGTTTGTCTTTGTCTCTATTTAAATCTTTAGCTATTGATAGCTCTAGATCTTTTGTTGGTTTAGTAATTAATTTGTTGTCAAGTTTCATATTATTCCTTTTGTTTCTTTTATATTATTATATTGAGCTAGCGCTCAAAACGTCAAAACGCTCAAAACGCCAAAAAACATTAAATGGTGCTTAACCATATAATATACAGTTATTGAGCTATCGCTCAAACATTATTTGTTTTATTAGATGGGTTTGGGTTTTACTTTTTTGTGTAATCGTATGGATTATTTTATTAGACAGGTTTGGGTTTTACTTATGAAGAGGTTGGGTTTTATTATGTTTAGACGCCGGGCGGGTTTTACCCTAGGTTATAGCCCCTGCAATTGAACACAATAAACGGGGGGGCTTGCTTTTTGTTGGTGGATGTGCGACATTGCGTGCATGGCAAGGACTAACAACGCAAACGAAAAACTTTGCAATTCCTGCCTGTTGCCGCAAATTAGGTTTGCGTTTTGATCTTTGAAATGTCGATAGTAGTCTAGTAAGCACCTTTTCATGGTTTCGCCAAGATACCATTTTCAAATTTTGGCATTGTCTCCAACGGAGAAACCTAATGGCTAGGCCTGATGGATGGAAGCAAATGCGATCGTTATGGCTGTACAACGCAGCGGTGCGTTGTATCAAGGAGGGGAAGTTCGATGTTCCCTTTTTCGTTGAACAGTGTGCCGATGTTTGTCGGCATGATTTGACGAAAATCAAAGGGATCAAAGGTTCTGGAACCGGCATTGCAAATTGTACCATGGAACAGTTTACTCAACTGTTCATCCATGGTCTGAACGGTGGAGGCGGCTTTCAGAGTCGTTTCCAAGACAATCTGAAATTCGCAATTATTCGGTTGCGAGCCAGGGTTGCAGCCGTCCATATCGACAAGTCTGACAACTATTCAGACTTGAGTTCGTTCGTCAGGGAGTTTAATGCGAAACACTCCCGTAAGGATGTCAGTGTTGAATTCGTGCCCGATGAAACGCGAAAGATTGAGAAGACTCAGTATCGCGTCATTCAGGGTGCGAAAATTCTCGACAATCGAGAAGAATTCGTCTTGAATAGTGGTTATGGTGCAGAACAGAATACGTTCTGTTTGGCGTTGGTTCAACGCCACATCGACAAAGAGAAGGGGCCGGGAATTGTGCCTTATGCACAACTCGATCGAATTCTGGAGCATTTCAGCGTAGTATATGATACAACGCTGGGTGGCTCACAACAGGAGGAGGATATTGACGAATTGATGTGTTAGTTTCAATACTAGTTCCCCTTGCTCTTGCGAGCAAGGGGAACATTTTGTGAGACTACACAATGATACTCCTCCTACTTATCCCATTGGCGTATGCCATGTGGGAGCTCTACTGGGAATCGTGATGGAATACGTTCCTCTTTGTTTGGTCCTATGGTCTGCAACAACTTGGATGTTAGTTGCAGACTACCTTGAATCTCGAAAGGTAACAGTTATGAGAGTTGCAAAGATGAAGGAGGCCTGTAAGAAAAGCTTCCTACAAGACAATTTGAATCGAGTCTGGCGAATTGGATTCCTCCAGGTTACACTGAAGGATGGACCACACAACGTTAAGCCGCATGAGTTAATTCAATTCATGAAGGCGAACGGAGTTGCCGTTCGTCAGCACAACGCCACAACATTCAGTTTGTTTGTTGTGCGATAGTCATTTTTAGCCCGGATCATCGAAAGATGGTCCGGGTTTTTTTGTGTCTTCATCCAGGTTAATTATGTATGTAAAAGCTAAACCTGACCCATAACGCTACCTTACAGAGAAGAGAATTCGTGTTAAGAG